TTGAAACCATCAAGTATATTAGAACTCTTTCCACTGGTTGCTTCGTAGTAAGTCTTATCCTTATCCAAGTATTCCAACAAAGGCTGGACCTGATCAGACGGGGTATAACACTCATCACTCTCAGCGGTATTGCTAAGTTGTTTAAGTATGTTAAGACTTGTCATCTTCTACCCAACGTAAGCCACCGTTCTTACCACGATCTAGTTGTGGGTGCCAGATACTTTTTGTTTTAACATTAACCTTCTGACCAATCATTTCAGAAAACTCTTTCAAGTCCTGTTCATTATCAAAACGAACAATGATCTTCGCATATGGCTCTACCTTTTCAGATACGAACTCAGGCATATTGACCCATTCCTTTTCTGGAAAGTTTCCTACCTTATCATTGTCTGAGTCCAAGAACTCAAGTAAAGTGCTCATGATATAACTCCATTCTTATATGCATACTCTAAAGCGTTGTTAGCCTCTACATGAAGAGGCCGACTCTCATATCGATTACCAGTTTCAGAATCTAACTGCCTACACAATGTTTCGATTTCATTGGCAGTAATAGCATACTGTTTACCAACAGCGTTGCTTGCTATCGATACCATTATCTTATAGATCATAGCATATCTACCGCTATTGTCAATATGGGCAATGTTCTTAAAGTCTTTTACAAGTCTCTTGTTAACGAATGGACAATCCTCATACCCTGACCAGACAACATTAGTGTTAGTCATTTTATCTTTACGATAGTCTAGGATCTGTCTCTGCCATTCCTCAGGTAGACGATCCATGAAGTTCTTACTATCTTTCTTTTCGCTATACTCCCACTTGGACATTAGCTCTGTAGGATTTATATGGCTACCGCCAGTATTAGTAAAAATAAAGTTGAAAGCACCATTGTACGTAGCAGGGACATAATACATTCTAGATAGGTCTTTAGTCTGTTTATCTCCAATCGAATTGAGTTCGGAGTTGAGTGCAAACCAGAAATGTTTGATAGACTCTTTTTCGATAGGCGTTCTAGTTGGGAAGCATAACCTAAACTTTGGTAAACCATGCTTACTGCTTGCAGTAGAATAGCAAACAAAATAGTAGTCACCATAAAGCCTAATAAGTTCATCTTTTAGATCCCCTTCAAATGTGTGATCATCAACGTCAACAGCACACCAACTTGCCCACCGCAATACATTTTTATTGGATCTAGTTGTGCCATTCTGATATATAGCGGGTGAAATAAGTTCAGCATTTTTCTTTCCTTCCAGAGGTCTTTCTGATAGTTTATATAGAAACTTCTCAAACTTATCCCACTCATCGAAATCCAATGTGCGATGAGTCTGATTATCATACTGACTTTCAAATATAGTTACTGAATACATCATCCAAAGAAGTCTTCTAGCGTTGCTCTTGGTTCTACATTCCACCCTATAGCGTCAAGTATAAACTTAAGGGGTTCAATGAATGTCTTCCCAAACATTATATCATAATCTACATACTTATGCAAGTGCATTTCTGTAGGTAAAACCGCTGGAAAGGATATTATATTTTCCTTAATAGGGTTTGGCTTGCGTAAGTAGATAAACTTAATCTTCTCACCGTTCTTGATAGTTTCGTACTTGCGTTCAAGTGAGTTGTCTTTGATAGCTTTGTTGTATAGTAAAGACCCACGCACGTGTATTGGTGTTCCTTTTAAGTATATATCTTGTTTAGACTCCCACTTACCAATGTCGCTCACACCTCTAGGAAATGCTACAGACTCTGGTGGTAAAGACTTAAACTCTGTTCTGAAATCCCTTATGAACTTCTGAACATCAAGTTCGGTTCCTTCTATGATCACACGAAAGATCTCTTTGAACTTATTACGAACAACCTCAGGTGTCGAAGACTTGATAGCCTCAATGCCCATCATCTTGAGTTTGGGTTCTGCGTATTGAACACCTTCGTTGTTATGCACGTTTAGGATGTATCGTTTCTTGGCTACCCATATACCACGATCAGCAATCACCTCACGACCCATAACCATACGAGGTTTGAAGGCATTCATTTTGTCAAACAGTTCGGAGTAAGACTTCTCCAATACCTTTTCGAAGTGGTCTTCACATATCTTGCTAAGTGTCTTGACAGGATCTTTTGGGTTTAACTTGGAAACAAGTGGAGAAAAGTTGACGTATAATGAGTCAGTATCGATAGCGATAACATAGTCTTTGTCTACAGTTCCCAGCAACTTATTCATCTCTTTGTTCATGGCAATCTCTGCCCAACGAATTGATAGTTGCCCTGATAAAGTAATACCCTCTGCCACACGCATATCAAAGTATCTAAAGTATTGATTGCCCAGCGCACCATAGAGAGAGTTAAGCAAGATCTTAATAGCCATCTGCCTATTCTCTAGTTGGTTGATCTCACGCTCAAGCTCAATAGTCTTTGTCTTCTCATATGCCTGTTGAGCAATAAGCATGGACTTCTTAATAACACTACGCTCAGAATAATAGTTCTCAATAATCTTTGGAACAATACCTTGGAACTCTTTTGTGAATGCAGAGCCGTTTGCGGCTACGGAGACGCCCTCTGTGTCGCAAGACTTGTTAAGATAGTAGTCTACCCCATGAGGAAAAGATTTGTTAGGAAGTATTGTCTCTGGTGACATATTGTATTGGACAATGAGATTAGGATACAGACTGTTCAAGTCGAAAGATACTACCCAATCATGAGAGCCAACCATAGGTTCTTTGACATACCCGCCGGGGTATGGTGATTTCATCTTATGTTTGTTGGGTGGAACAATAGTGCCAGTAGCATTCAGTTCCCGATAGATGATTGAATCCCATATGGCTGTAGTGCCAAAGGTATCCGCATAGTTCACGCCACCCCTATATGCCATAGTTATAGCAAGGGTAATCAGACCCATCTTCTCTTCTAGTCGCTCAATAAGTTCTACGTCTCGAATGTTATAGTCAATGAACTTCTGATGATCTTCTTTGTATAGAGTGTACAAGTTACCATGTTCTTCGATAGACAGTTTACGCTCCCCAAGAACTACGTAAGCAATATGGTCTAGCTTGTAGGACTCCTGTGCTCCATACGAATAGCCAAACTTCTGAAACAGATCATAGTAATCAAGTTGCTGAACACCAGTGATCTCATAGGCATCCATACGTTTACCTTTGATATGAAGTTCACGTTGAGACACTAGCCCCCATGGAGATAGACGCTTGACTGCTTCCTCAGATCCAATACGTCTGATACGATTGACAAGATAGGGAATGTCGAATAGTCGCACGTTCCAACCTGTGATTACATCAGGACAGTTTTTGCCCCACCACTCTACAAACTTGGCAAGTAGTTCTACCTCACTCTTACAATGTCGATACTGCACAATAAGTTTATCACTGTAAACCTTCTCAGCATCATACTCATCTAAACCCCAGACATGGTAAACATTACTAAGACTAGACTTGAGAGCAATAGAGATAACAGGGTGAGCGGCATCCTCAGGAAACGGGAAGCCTTCATCAGATGCAACCTCAATATCAATGTAACATACATCAACTTTACTACTATCAAACTTTATTTCTGTGGGAAACTTGTCAGCGATAAACTGATGTATGAAGTTCTGGTTACCATACACATCTAGGTTATCAACGTCTTTATATCTTTTTAAGAAGTCTTTTGTTTCAGACATAGAAGAAAACTTTATCTCTTCTAACTGAGCACCGTCTATAGACTTGTGCTTTGCTGTTATCTTATTAGAAGGAAGGTAGAGCTTTGGCTCAAACTTGTACTTGGCTTCTATTCGTTTTCCATAGTTGTTTACGCCACGATACAAGATGGAATTGCCGTATCGATTAACGCTAGTATAAAAGTTCATATATCCTCCAAACTTACACTTAGCTTATATTGTAACCTATTCTATCAAGAAAGTCAACAGCCTTTGGATGCATTTGTTTATTACAACCTTTACATGGAGACTGTTTTCTTTCTCCTTTCATCAAGTCCTTTTGAAATGATTTTAAAATAACATTATCGTTTAAATATTCTTTTATAGATTGAGTGCGAACATTCTCTAGAACAGTGGGGTTAAACCATTCATTACAACATAGATTGTAATCGCCGTTGTAGTTTATGTAGACCACATGAAAAGGTTTTTCACACATCAACTTATATTTAGGATGAGAAGGATTCTGTTCAGTCTGTTGACTTACTATAGAACCAGCCCTATTATTGTATCTATTTTTAGTATTAGTTCTTTTGTCAACAACATGAAAGTTATATTTACTTCGTATTTGTTTTGAAGTTAACTTACTCTGATCATAGATGCTGTAGTCTACTTTCATCAACTTGTTTATCTTGTCTAGGTATCTATCTACTCTGTTACCATTTGTAGATAACTTAACTTTAAATCTATCTAACCTATCTAAGAGATCTGAAAACTTAGGATGTAGAGTAGGCTCACCTCTTCCAGATAGATGGAATATGATATCTCTGTCTAAGTTCTCTGCGTGATTTATTATAACATCTAAAGTGTCTAGGCTCATATTTAAATTAGAGTTTGGATACCCCACACTTCTTGGACAAAATGAACAAGTCATATCGCACAGTTCTGTTACGTTTAGTTCTATGCAGATTGGAAAGTTCATATAACCTCTATAATATATTAAAGGGGCAAAAATGTCAACACCCTTGCCCCTTTATTTTTTATAGTTTTTTAAGCTCTAACGTACAAGTCTTGGCTTGAGTATGATACCCCATCCTTGCGAGTTCCGTTGCCGCTCTTCTGTAACCCATTATCAGAATGTAGCGTTCTAATGAAGACCACAAACCCGACAAGGGCGAGAATATATAGTTGCCTACTAAAGTTGTCATTAGACCCATCCCTTCAGATTCAAATTAGAAGTAGTAGCTATCTTGACTGAGTAATCAGAAAAGTGATCATGAGCTACTGAATAGATATCGCCTCGTGAAAGACCGATATCCTTTAATTCAGAGTTACTTAATTTGTTCAGTTCACGAATAGTTTCGTGAGCCTTTCGGGAACGTTGATACGATCTATGAAGTGACTTCAATGGGCTTAATACAGCCTTAAAGAGTTGTCCGACCGGGGTGATTACCGTCAGTTTCGGTAAGTAGTTGCTTAGTATCAGTTGTGTCATGTTGTTTCCTCGTTTGACCAATATTGATTTTACGAGGACGCATTTCTTCTGGGATGTTATACTGCAAGTCTATTGCCAGAATACCATCTTGAATATCTGCTCCATTTACTTTTACGTGTTCGGACAGCCTAAAGGTTCGTTTAAATTTCTTTGTCGAAATGCCACGATGAATAAATTCTCTACCTTTAGAGACGTGTTCCCCTGTGATTGTTAAAGTTCTATCTTTAACTTCTACAGATATTTCATCTTGTGTAAACCCAGCCACAGCAAGTTCGATGAGGTATTGATCATCTCCATGCTTTATAACGTTATGTGGTGGGTAGTGGTCTTGAGCGTGTTTAGCAGTAAATTCTAGTTCACTAAACAGATGGTCAAATCCAACAAAAGATGAACGTGGGAATAGTTGATGTAAGCCTGTCATTTGTATCTCCTTTTGATCAAGCAAGATTATGTCGTAGCCAGATTATCTGCACTACAACATTATTTATAACCTATAATATAACACTAGTTATGCTATTTGTCAATACCCCATATGAAAAAACTGGCTCTGGGGGAAGGAGTCGAACCTTCAAAGCTTTCGCCACACGATAAACAGTCGTGCGTGTTTACCAGTTTCACCACCCCAGATTATTACTATATTGTTTTGATAGCTTGAAGTGCTGGTATCATTCTAGTAATACCGATACCGCCACCGACTCTAGGAAAGAAGTCAAACTTAAAGAACTCTTCTAGTTCTGCCTCTACTCTCTCTTTACCAAATAGTTCGAACAACAACTTTGAGTAAGCACCTTCGGTTATGCTGTAGAATGTATCTCTCATCATATCTACGTCACAACTCCGTTCAGCACTACCGATTGTTTCCATACCACCCAAGATAACATCAATCTTCTTACTGGTCTCTCCACCTTCATTCCTACTCATATTCCAGAAGGGGCTAGTCATTTCTGGGAAGTCTGTGATTAGTGTGGGTCCAAAGAAATTTTGCATTGCCAGTTCATGTTGTGCTGTAAGTTCTGAATTGCTATGAACACCATAATGCTTTTGCCATTCTCTATATGTTTTTTCTGTAGGCTCTTTGAAACCTAAGTATTCACATAACTCATATTCCATTGCCTTAAGATCATTTATGTCACCGGGCATTTCAAACTCAAACATTGGGAAGATTATGTCATGGCGTCCGGGGATTGCGTTTGGCTCTTGTCTATATGACGTGGAGACACAAAAAAAGCCCTGAGAAGAGGGCTTGGTGAGTAACTCATGTTCTAGCCACATCTGGCCTGTTTGGGGAAGGGGCCACGTTTCCCCTGCATAATTATATGTTGCCACGTTAAACGGGTCTTCACAAGCGGCTAAGATACTCAATCTATTCTGCGTGTGTACTTCTAAAAATCCTTTAGACAAAAAAAATGACCTTAAAAGGCCAACTGTGTCTGTAAATTTTTGGGGGTCTATTAGTTGCGTCATTATTTTTCCTTCATTGCCTGACTCACATTGAGGTTATTTATACAAGAAAAACTAAAAACTTACACCCAACCAAAAGAAAAACCTACTCTCGAACTATCAGGTATTGCACAATGATAAACTCCCTTAGGCACATATACAAAATCGCCTTGAACTAATCTTCTAGAGAATGTAGATTTACTTGTCATAGTCTGTGTCTCATCATTATAGTCACACCCACCCTCAAATATCTTCCAAGGCATAGATCCTTGTATCATAAAAAACAATACGTGCATTGGATCACAGTGAGGTGGAGATGCTATGGCATTAGGACTAAAGCCAGCATAACAATGGCAAGATATATCGACACTATTGATCACAGTTCCAAGCAAAACTTTTATCTGTCGGACTATAGGAAAATCTTCAGATAACACATTACAAAATATTTTATGTGGATCTTTTGCTCTTTTGTTACCATTAAGAAATGATCTGTCGAAGTATGGTACTAAATCATTCCAATCAGGAAAAGCACTCTCTGGTATATTAGATTTACTGTGAAGAGCTTTCCTGTTGGCTATGGCTTCTTTTAGTTCCTCAGGAATCATTACTGCTTGTTTCCGATATTATACTTAGGACAAAGCTCCCATTCACTCTTCTCTTTAAAAGGAATAATCTTAATCAGACGTAGAGGAGCACAAGGATGTTCAGCATCCTTTACTGCCCAATCAAGTAACCCCCAATCACTTAACAATGTAGCGATTGTGTTTCTGCGCTCTAAGTCGCTCTGTTCTAGATTAGCTTTCTTACCATCAAGCATGAATAGTTCTTTAAAGTGAACTATAAAGTATCTACCTTGCTTGTGTAATATATGACATGATTGAAATAGTTTTTTATCTTTGCGGGAAGCCACACCAATACGTGTAAGCGTTTCTCTTATTTTTAAAAAATCATCTGGCTCATTTAGAGTGACTTCAAGCATATCACTTGGCACCCATTTTACAATGTTATTTTCTTCCACCTTTGCTCACCTTCTTTATTATTATTATTATTTGATCAGGTGATAATAGGGGGAGAACTTGTTTGGCTTTTTCTTTGCTATAACCATAGTATTCTTGAACCGCATCAATATCACTTTCACTTTCGGCTTTCATCCATTTAGAAAAACGTTTCCGCTTCCTGATGATATTTATAAGAAAATGATATTGTAGTTTTTTGTCGAGGTGGTGGTATTGGTTTACCACATTTGCAAGGCCAACAGTATCAGCAAAATAGCTAAGAGAGCGATTAATATAGAAAGCGTTATAGACATTTGCATCTCTATCGTCCTTCATAAGATCTATCTTAGACGTATTTATACTTGTAACATAATCAAAAAGTTTTGGCATTATAATCCTTGTTCTCCATTACCATCAGGCCAATTAGCAAAACATGGATCAAGTCTTGCTTCATTTATAATATTAGATAGTTCTTCTATACTATACTCTAGGGTATCTTTTTTGTTAACATGAGTATCACCGACATACAACTGAGGTACAGTCTTATGGTTACGCTCTTTCAGAAAACGTTTAGATCCGTCTACTTTAGTTATGTCTATAGTATAATACACATATCCAGCTTTGTCCAGCATTTCTTTTATAATATCACAGTAGCCACATAGAGGTTGTGTATAAAGTCTTATTTCTTGTTCCATAAGTGTTCCTCATTATACTTTACAAGACTGTTCGCAAACTTAGCAAAAGCCTTTATGGTTTCTATTTCTGTGCCACTTGCACTCATAATCTCTAGTTTTTCATCCTCTGTTACACCATGCTTGATTGCCCAATGCATATGTATGTCATGACAATATATACAATCATTCTCCTTGCTTGTAATAGCAAATAGGTATTCTCTCTGACCCCTAGTATATTCTGACATTGCACCATTTACTATTACATAGTGTAATGTAGGAATAAGAAATGCCTCTTGTTCTTTACTAAACATAGGATTAAATCTTATTAAAATTTAGCACAAAAGAATGGTCATGTATTGTTTCTGATGGATTTGTGCTATAATAATGAATATTTTGAATTAAACCTTTTACTTTTACACCATAGATACCATACATAATATATCCTAACTTTGGTGTTTTACGGTTAGTGCGCCACTTGTTTTCTTTTACTCCATTTGCTTCAACGTGTCTAGTAAAATATATAGTATCAATACCCTGTTCAGCAAAAAAAGGTTTTAAGTTATTTTTAAAGTTATCTCCTTCTAGTTTCCAAAACTTAAAACCTAAAAGAAAATTATTTTGATCAGTGTTATAGGCTCTCAGTTTTCTTATAACTCTACCATCTACTTGCGGAGTTTTTTTAAAAAAATAACCATATGTAGGTTTATCGTTGACTAGATATAATGCCGTATAGTCTCTATCATAGTCTATCATACGATCATATGTAAAAGGGTTGTCATCAAGTTGACTAAGGTTGTTTTTAGATGCTAAACTACAAGCATTCCACACCCACTCCTCAACATAGTTATCATTTTTATTATCAGTAAGAAGATATTTTACATTCGGAAGATTAGTATCAAATAACATTTTCAATAATCTGATTCCTTTTTACTTT